GTCAACGACGCCTATTCGCGCATCGTGGGGGCCTACTTCGCCACGCGCGCGGCGCAGCTGGGCATCACGCCCGAGGCACTCTACAAGCAGTTCCCGCTGACCGTGTCGGGTGTTGCGCCGACGGGGCAGGTGTTGAGCCAGCCGGGTGGTGGGGTCAGCATCTACCACGGCACAACGCCCGAGGCGGCCGAGGCTATTGAGCGCGCCGGGTTCGACCTCTCCCGGTCTGCGGACGGGAGTGTCTGGTTCACGAGCAACAAGGACATCGGCGAAGTTGCCGCTACCGGCAAGGGTGCCGTGGTCGAGCGCATCCTCGACGAGCGTGCGCTCAAGCTCGGCGGGTGGGCTGAGGCAGACAAGTATTCGACGGATGAGATGATCCGCATGGGCTACGACGGCCTCAAGCTCGAGGACGACGGGGAGATCACCTACCAGATTTTCAACCCCGAGAAGCTGGGGCGCATCCCCACCACCTTCGACCAGGGTGGGCTTCGCAGTGTTGATGTGTTCGGTAACGGTTCGCGGGTGGATCATTTCGATGACGCGAAAGGGCTGATGTACAGCGCGCAGAGGTTCCCTGCTGGAACGCGATGGACGGTATTCGAGGTGTTCCCCACCGAAGATGGCGGCGATCAGGTTCTTGGCGAAATGTTCAAGTATCGCAGTCTTGACGAAGCGCAGGCCGCAGTGCGGGGGCTGCGGATTTCCGCTACGCAGAAATCGAAGAATGCCGCCAAATACGGGGCGATTCCGAATCTGTGGAAAGGGGAGGAGAAGAAGGTAGCCAAGGCGTTGATTGACGCCGGTGTGGGCATTGAACGCTTTGCTTCATCCACCCAATCAAAGTCAAAGTACATCTACCTTGAAAGCGGCTTGAAAGTACGGCTCGCCGACCATGCGCTACCTAGCAGTTACGATCGGCCGGATGTTGACTACCGCTACGGCGGCGACATCAAAGCGCTGGTGCAGGAAGTAAAGAAAGCCGAGGAAGGCGCTCCCACCCCTGACAGCCGCGAACTCGGTTCGCAAGCCCTGAGTAGCCTGCGCGCCGCGTGGCAGGCCCAGGGCATCGACGCCCAGGTCAGCGAGCGGGGCGGCGTCATCACCTTGTCCAAGATCGTGGTGCCCGAGTCGGAGCGCGGCGCGGGGCGGGGCACGGCCGCCATGCAGGCGCTGGTGGGCTACGCAGACGCGACTGGCCAGCACCTTGCGCTGACGCCGTCGGCCGACTTCGGGGGCAACAAGAAGCGCCTGACCGAGTTCTACAAGCGCTTTGGCTTTGTCGAGAACAAGGGCAAGAACCGCGCGTTCACCACCAGTGAATCCATGTACCGGCCGGCCAGTGGGAAGGTTCTTTACCAGTCGGGCCAGGCTCCCGACAGCGTGGACGCCGAAGTCCAGCGCCAGCTTGCCGAGACCGAGCGCGCCTACGGTGGGCGCGCGGCCTACGATAAAGCCAAGGCGGCCGGCAGAACAAAACTGACGTTCGGCCAGTGGGTGCAGGTGCGCACGCCCAATTTCAAGCGGTGGTTTGGTGATTGGGAGGCGGGCAAGGCTGGTGCTTCCGAGGTCGTCGACCCAGCCACGGGCGAGCCGCTGGTGGTGTACCACGGAAGCCAAGCGCAGTTTTCTACATTCGACAAGAGCAAGCAAGACTATGCGTCCGGCGACTCCGAAGGTGCATTCTGGTTCACTTCTGACAGGGGTGTCACCGAGCAATTCGGCGGAAACGTAATCGCCGCGTACCTTTCCGTGCAGAAGCTGTTTGAAGTCGATGCCAAGAACCTTCGTCAATACTTTCCGCCATTTGGCGCGATTGCCCCGGCGGTTGTGGTGGTTGACGGTAAGGCTAAGGTGGTTGACATCAATGGAGAGGTCTTTGTTGATGGAAAAGACCGAAATGTGTTTGACTTGCTAGAGAGCGGTCGTGCGCATCCCGTGATGGAAAGCCGCGCTCGCAAGCGCGTGATGGCCGCAGCCAAGAAAGCAGGGGCAAATGGTGTTGTGTTTAGGGGCTTCTATGACGCTAGCGACAATGCATCAGACATTTATGCAGTTTTTGAGCCCACACAAGTAAAATCCGCCACCGGCAACCGCGGCACGTTCGATCCCGCCGACGCGAATATCCTACGCCAGGGCCCGCGCGGAAGCTTCAGCCCCGAGCAACTGACCATCAGCCTGCTCAAGGGCGCCGACCTGAGCACCTTCCTGCACGAGTCAGCCCACTTCTTCTACGAGAACGACATCGCCCTGGCCGCGCAGATCGCGGCCAGCCAGCAGCAGGGCGCCAGCATCACGGCGGGCGAGCAGCAGATCCTTGCCGACGTGGGCACGCTGCTGACCTGGCACGGCCTGAAGGGCGACGTGGGCGCGCAGCTGACCGAGTGGTACAACCTGCCGTTCGAGCAGCGGCGCGCGCACCACGAGCGCACCGCCGAGTCGTTCGAAGCCTACCTGCTCGAAGGCAAGGCGCCCAGCATCGAGCTGGCGCCGTACTTCCAGCGCTTCCGCTCGTGGCTGGTGCGGGTATACGCCAGCCTGAAGGACTTCCTGGCCGGCCATCCCGAGGCTGGCACGCTCACGCCCGAGGTGCGCCAGGTGTTCGACCGCATGCTGGCCACCAACGACGCCATCGTGCAGATGGAGCAGGCGCGCAGCATGCTGCCGCTGTTCGAGAGCGCCGAGCAGGGCGGCCTGTCGCCCGAGGCCTGGGCCCAGTACCAGCAGGACAACGCCCAGCAGACCCAGGACGCGGTGCAGGACTTGCAGTCCAGAAGCCTGCGCGACCTGCAATGGGCGCGCAATGCCCGCTCGCGCCAGCTGAAGCGCTTGCAGCGCGAGGCCAATGACCTGCGCAAGGCCGCTGGCGTGGACGCCTGGCGCGAGGTGATGCAGCAGCCGGTCTACCGCGCCTGGCGCTTTCTGACCGGCAAGATCACCGAGGAGGACCGGATCGGCGAGGCACCGGACGCTTCGCCGCAGCCTTCAGGGCGGGGCCTGAACCCGGAAGTCGATTCGCTGCTGGTGGCGATTGCCAAGCTGGGCGGCATCGCGCGCGAGTCGGCCGGGCGCGACCTGGGCGTGCACGCCGACGATTTGGTGCTCAAGGGCAGCGTGTTCGGCGCGCCGCCGTTCAGGAAGGAGGGCGGGCTGTCGGCCGACGCCATGGCCGAGCGCCTGCTGGAAGCGGGCTACCTGCTGCCCGACGAGCACGGCAAGGCCGACCTGCGCGAGCTGGAGGAGCTGGTTACCGGCGAGCTGAGCGGCAGCCCGGCGCACTCGGTGCAGTGGAACCTGCGAAGCGCCATGCCGGAGATGAAGGCGGGCGAGCAGGTGGCCGACCCGACCCAGCTGGGCGCCGGGCGGCTGGATGCGGCCAGCCTGGGCCTGATGTACGGTCCGAGCGACGCCCGCATCAAGGCGCTTAAAGCCCTGCGCATGGTGGCCAGCAAGAACGCCATGCACCCCGACATCGTGGCCGAGCTGTTCGGCTTCGACAGCGGCGACGCGCTGGTGCAGGCGCTGCTGGGGGCGACGCCGCTGCGCGAGGCGGTGGAGGCGGCCACCGACCAGATCATGCTGGAGCGCCACGGCGAGCTGGCCACGCCCGAGGCCCTCGAGCAGGCGGCCGACATGGCGGTGCACAACGAGGCCAGGGGCCGGGCGGTGGCGACGGAACTTGCGGCGCTGACCAAAGCGACGGGCAAGCCCAAGTTGTTGGCCGATGCGGCGCGCCAGTTTGCCGCCGAGGCGATCGCGCGGCTGAAGGTGCGCGAGTTGATCCCCTCGCGCTTCTCCAATGCACAGGCCAAGGCCGCGCGCAACGCCAAGGACGCGATGAAGGCCGGCGATCTGGCCAAGGCGGGGGCGGAAAAGCGCAACGAACTCTTGCAGCACTACAGCGCCAAGGCCGCGTTCGACGCGCGCGAGGAGGTGGAGAAGGCGCGCAAGTACCTGCGCAAGTTCGACGGCGAGGTGAAGGGGCTCGACCCGGCCTACCTGTCGCAGATCACCACGCTGCTGGGCAAGTACGAGCTGCGCGCGCACTCGCTGAAGGACGCCGAGCGCACGGTGAACCTACGCGCCTGGGTGCAGTCGCGCCTGAACGACGGCGAGATACCGGCGCTGTCGGTCGATCTGCTGACGCCGGCCGAGCGCACCGCCTACTTTGCCGAGGTGGCAAGCCGCGACGAGAGCGGCGAGCTGGTCTACCAAGAGGACGAGGACGCCATCAAGCTGCTGGCCGACGCCATCGAGCGCAGTGCCAAGCGCTCGTACAAAGACATGAGCGTCGAGGAATTCCGGGGACTGGTGGACACGGTCCGGAACATCGAGCACCTGGGCCGGCTGAAAGACACGCTGCTGACCGCGCGCGACCGGAAGAGCTACGGGGCGGTGCGCGACGAGATGGCGGCCGGCATCGTGGCCAATGCCAAGGCGGGTGGCAAGAACACGCCCACCGCCACCGACTGGTGGGGCAAGAAGGTGCAGGGCATCAAGGGCTTCCTGACCTCGCACATCAAGGCCGCCAGCTGGGCGCGCGTGATGGACGGCGGCAAGGACAACGGGCCGGTGTGGCGCTACCTGATCCAGCCGGCCAACGAGCGCGCCACGCAGGAAACCGCCGAGAAAGCCAGGGCCACTGAAGACTTGAGCGCCATCCTGGGGCCGATCCTGAAGGACGCCAGCCTGCTGGACAAGTCGGGCAAGGGGCGGTACTTCCCCAGCATCGGGCGCTCGCTGAACCTGCAGGGGCGCCTGGCGGTGGCGCTGAACTACGGCAACGAGTCCAACCTTCAGCGCCTGCTGGGCGGCGACGGCTGGACGCAGGCGCAGATCATGCCGGTGCTGCAATCGCTCACCGCCAAGGAATGGCAGGCGGTGCAGGCGGTGTGGGACTACCTGGAAAGCTACTGGCCGCGCATCGTCGCCAAGGAGCTGCGCGTGACCGGCAAGGCGCCCGAGCGCATTCCGGCGCGGGCCTTCACCGTGCGCACGGCGGACGGGCAAACCCTGACGCTGCGCGGCGGCTACTTCCCGGTGGTGTTCGATCCGCGCACCAACATGAAGGCCGACGCCGACGCGAAGGCGCAGGAAGCCAAGGAGATGCAGCGCGCGGCCTACTCGTCGGCCACCACGCGGCTCAGCTTCATCAAACAGCGCGTCGAGGAACTGCACGGCCGGCCGCTGCTGCTGAGCCTGCAGGGGCTGTACTCGGGCGTCAACGACGTGATTCACTACCTGGCCTGGCACGAGTGGGTGCTCGACGCCAATAAGCTGCTGAAGTCCAAGACCATCGATGCTGCCATCCGCGAGCACTACGGCCCCGAGGTCAAGCACGAGCTGGAGAAGTGGCGCGACGACGTGGTGATGAACCAGCGCCGGCTGGGCCACGCCACCGAACGCTTCGTCGGTTTCGCGCGGCAGAACATCTCGGCCGCCGCGCTGTCGTTCTCGGTCTGGTCGGCGATCCAGCAGCCGCTGGGTCTCGTCAACTCGGGCGCGCGCATCGGCTGGCACTGGCTGGGCCGGGGCGTGGCGGACTACATCGCCAGCCCCTTCGCCACCACGCGCGAGGTGATGGAGAAATCGGCCTGGATGCAGAACCGCACCCGCACCCGCTTTCGGGAACTCAACGAGCTGCGCAACACGGTGCAGGGCCAGACCGCCGCCAAGGAGCTGATGGGGCGCTACGGCTACTGGATGATGGTGCGCATGCAGCTGCTGGTGGACATCCCGACCTGGCGGGGCGCCTACGCCAAGGCGGTCGCCGAAGGCCACGACGAGCGCACGGCGGTCAACCTGGCCGATCAGGGGGTGAAGGACGCGCAGGGCGGCGGCGAGGAGGTCGACCAGGCTGGCGTCGAGCGCGGCAGCGCCTACGCCAAGCTGTTCACGGTGTTCTACAGTTACATGGGCTCGACGCTGAACACCGCCTATACGTCGGCCAAGACCGACAAGAACAAGGCGCGCGCGGCGGCCAACATCCTGCTGATCGTGACGGTCCCGACCATCCTGCAAAGCCTGCTGCGGGACGCACTGACGCCTGGCGACGACGACGACGACCCGGAGAAGCTGGCCAAGAAGCTGGCGGGCGAGCAACTGTCGTTCCTGTTCGGCTTGCTCGTTGGCGGGCGCGAGTTCTCGCAGACCGCCAAGGGGCTGTTCGGCGGCACCGGCGGCTTCTCCGGATACAGCGGGCCCGCCGGGCTGCGCATGGTCTCGGACGTGGATCGACTGGCCACGCAGGCCAAGCAGGGCGAATTCGACGAGGCCTTTGTCAAAGCCAGCATCAGCGTGCTGGGCGACCTGAGCGGCCTGCCCTCGGTGCAGATCAACCGCACCATCACTGGTGTCAAGGCCATGGCCGAGGGCAAGACCGACAACCCGCTGGCACTGGCCTTCGGCTTCCAGAAGCAGTAGCGCGGGTGCGCGTGAGGGCGCCGGCGGGGCCCACCATCGGGGGCCATGACAATCCGCACCACTGCCCGAGCAGCCGGGCCTTTCCCCGACTCGGCCGCCTCGCTCCCGTTCGCCTTCAAGGTGTTCCGCTCGTCGGACATGCTGGTGACGTCCGCCGATCCGCTCGGCGCCCCCACGGTGCTTGTCAACGGGGTGGACTACCGCGTCACGCTGAACGCCGATCAGGAAACCACGCCCGGCGGCGTGGTCACGCTGCTGACGGCCACGCCCGCAGGACACACGGTGACGGTGACCACGGCCATGCCGGCGCTGCAACCGCTGGACTTGCAGAACCAGGGTGGGTTCAATCCCGAGGTCGTCGAGGACGCCTTTGACCGTCTGACCGTGTTGGTGCAACAGCTCGGCGCTGGTACGCTGGGCTCGGCCGCGCCGGGGACTTTTCCCCTGCCGGCGCCAGAGGCCAACATGGTGCTCGGCTGGGCGCCGGACGGCAGCTCCCTGACCAACATCGACCCGTGCGCGCTGGGTTGCGCTGGTGGCGGGGGTGGCGGGGGTGGTGATGGTGCCCTGTCGCGCGCCGCGTTCTACGCGGTTCGCACGGCCCCAGCCTACGAGTCGGTGGCCGCTGGCGAGCGGGTGCTCCCGCTCAATTCGCAACTGCTGTCGAGTGGCGGAGGCGGCTGGAGCGGGTCGGCGTACACGGTGCCGCGCTCCGGCATGTACCAGATCGCCTTCCGCGTGACGGCCCAGCGCGGGCCCTCAAGTGCTGCGTGGTCATATTTCGTCGCGCGGCTGAAGGTCAACGGGGTCACGCAGCTTGAAGGGTCTTGCGAGTCCACGCTGTCCAGTCCGACCAGCGATGCGCTGTTCTTCGGCAGCTACGGCGAGGGCACGCTGTCCCTGACGGCAGGCGACACCCTGGAGCTGGCGGTGATGTCCGAAGTCGGCTGCGAAATTCTTGCTGGCTCTCAAAACCGCAACACCGGCATGTCCATCGTCGAGTTGTGGGGCGCCCCGCACGCCTTCGCGGCGGCCAAGGCGACGCCCGCCACGACGGCGCTCTCGGTGGGCGAGGCCGACGTGGCTTTCGACTCGACGCTCGTCAGCCAGGGGGCGGGTACTTGGAGCGGCACCGAGTTCACCGTCGCGAAGGCCGGCACGTATCAGGTGGCCTTCACCGTGACCGCCGAGCGCGCGGCGTCCAGCACGACGTGGGGCTACCTCACCGGCTTCGTCTACGTCAACGGGGTTAAACAGCTCACCGGATCGTGCGGGTCAGCGGCGCCCGGGTCGGCGGCATCCGCGCTGTTCAAGGGCAGCAGCGGCAGCGGCATGTTGCAGCTGAGCGTGGGTGACAAGGTGAAGATCAGGGCGCAGACTGATAGCGCGTGCAACGTCATCGCCGGATCGTCGGGTCGTTCGACACGGGTCTCGCTCGTCGAGGTCGCAGACCCTGGCGCGTCGCTGTCGGTGGTGCAGAACACCCCGGCGTATGTCGCCATTGCCCCGGGGGAGGCGACGGTTGGCCTGGATGACCTCCGGTCCAACATCGGCGGGGGCGCCTGGAGCGGGTCGGCCTACACGGTCCCCAAGTCAGGCCTGTACATGGTCGCGTTTCGCGTGACGGCGCAGCGCAGCTCGCGCACGGCGCCGTGGATGTACTTCTCGGCCTACGTTGCCGTCAACGGCGTTTCGCAGATCCACGGCGGGAGCGAGGCCACCTCCTCCGGTTCCGCCGCTGCCTTCCTGTTCGCGGCCGCCTCCGGTGGTGCCGTCCTGCGGCTTGCCGCCGGCGACTCGCTGGCGCTCAAGGTGCAGTCCAGCACGGATTGTGAAATCATCGCAGGCACGGGGGGCCGATCCACGGGGCTTACGCTCGTCGAGCTGCCGGACACGGGCGGCGGCGGCGGCGGCAGCGGCGTGACCACGGCATCGAACCTGGGGGCTGGGCAGGGCACGTTTGCCGCCAAGGTCGGAAACGATCTGCGGTTCAAGTCACTGGTGGCCGGGCCCAACGTCACGTTGTCGAGCAACGGGGACTCGATCACCATCGGGGCCTCTGGCGGCGGGGGCGGAGGGGCCCCGGTTGCGTTCTCGGCGGTCAAAACCTCGCCGGCGAGCACCTATGTCCCGGCGACCAGCGAGACAAAGGTCGCCATCAACCTGGTGCAATTCAACGACGGCGGAGGCACCTGGTCGTCGAACGAGTACACAGTCCCCGAGACCGGGACGTACCAGATCGCCTTCCGCGTGACGGCCCAGCGCAGCGCGTCCGGCGATGCCTGGATGTACTATGTCGCGCGGCTCAATGTCAATGGCACGACGCAGATTGAGGGCAACAGCTACGCCAAGCTGTCGTCGCCCGGCAGCGGAACCCTGTTCGTCGGCTCCACCGGGGCCGGAACGCTCAAACTCACGGCGGGCGACAAGGTGTCGTTGTGGCTGCTGACGGATTCGGCCTGCGAGATTCTTGCCGGTTCGACACAGCGCTCTACCGGGCTGTCGCTGGTCAACGTGACCAGCGGATCGGCGCCTGCCTCGCAGACGTTCCCGAGGGTCAAGGTCGTCGTGATTGGCGATTCGATGGCGGCACAACAGGGGCTGCTGGCTGACTCCTGGCCGGAGCGCTGGGCTGTGCTGATGCGCAACGCCGGCGTACCCATCGACATGGCCAACCTGGCGGTGGGAGGCTGGACGTTCAACAAAGCCAACACCATCAGCACGTCGCACGGCGGCAAAACCGTGGTACAGCGTGCCATCGATCTGAAGCCGGATGTGGTGTTCGTCTGCCTCGGCGCCAACGACGCGGTGCTGAACGTGGAGGGCCGTACGCTCGCGCAGACGCAGAGTGACGCCAATTCGTTCTTTTCGACGTTGCGCGCGGGGCTGCCAGCGGCGGTGGTCATCGCCTGCAACGAGTACCTGCACGACAGCACGAATTTCCCGACGCCCGGAACCACGCTGAAGAACAAGGGCGTGATTCCATACCTGATGGACAAGCCGGGCAGCGGCATCCTGACGGGGTGCTACAGCGCTGAGATTCTGGAGACCACGGTCAATTCGACCCAGCGCACGCAGTTTGCCAACTGGGTCAGCTTGATGGGCACCGTCAACAGTCACGCGGATGTGAACGGAAACCTGACGCTGAACCTGTGGCGGGCCAGCCGAGTCGGCCTGCTCGGCACCGACGGCGTGCACGCCACGGCAGCGGGGCAGCAATTCCTGGCCGGCTACGCATTCACGGCGGCGCAGACGATGCCGGTGCTAAAGGCCGCTTGGCCCTACGTCAACGCCAACACTCTCGCGGCCTGGTCGAACCCGGATTCCGTGTTCGGCGACTTGCTACAGGCGTCCGGCGACGGCTGGACGATCAAGCCCGACACCGTAGCTTCCGACTTCGTATCGAAAAACGGAAATGCGTTCCAGCAACGCCTGGAAACCTGGTGGGCCCCGAGCGGTGCCGGCGCGCGCATCAGCGGCGCCAGCACCGCGCAGGATGGGCTGTTCTACTGGGCGATCCAGGGCGCCAGGCCGAGGCAGGATTGCGCGATCAGCGTGGACGGAGCGGCGTTCGGCGCCTCAGCCGGACAAACCGACGCCTACGGCAGCGCCCTCCTCATGGGCGCTTCCAGCCTCGCGGTCGGCAGCCGGACGTTGCGCTACAAGGTGGGCGCCGAGGTGTTCGGCCCCTACACAGTGGCCGTGACGGCGGCCAGTGGCGGGGGTGGCGCGGTGTCGTCGGTGAACGGCAAGACCGGCGCCGTGGCGCTGGTCGCGGCGGATGTCGGAGCGGCCGCAGCGTCGCACACCCACGTCGTGGGCGACATCAGCGCCACCGGCACCGCCAGCGGTACTACCTTTTTGCGTGGCGACGGGGCCTGGGCCGTCCCGGCGGGCGGCGGCAACGTCAGCGGCTCTGGCGCGGTGACGTCCGGCGCGCTGGCGCAGTGGGGCGATGCCTCTGGCACGGTCATCGGACAGGTCACCCTCTCGGGGTTGCTGAAGCTCAGCGCCGGGGTGCCGAGCGTCGCGGTGGCAGGGACGGACTACGCTGACCCGGCCAGCGTTGTACTGCTGACCGGCGCCCAGGCCGTGGGCGGTGTCAAGACCTTCAGCAACCGCAGTGTTCACGCGGGGGCTTACACGCCCAGCCTGACGCCTGCGCACAGCGCAACGCCCACGTTCGACTGCTCGACCGGCAACGTGTTCGAGCCTGCGGCGCTGACTGGCAACGTCACCAGCATCACGTTGAGCAACGCAGTGGCCGGGCAGACGGTTCAAATCCGGTTCCAGCAAGATGCAACGGGCGGGCGCACGGTGGCTGTGCCCAGCGGCGCGAAGGTGGACGGCACGCCGGACACCGGCGCGAACCGCGTCAACTGGCTGGTGCTCACTTACTCCTCGCGCGGCTCGCGCTGGGAGGGCAACTGGTTGAAAGTGCCGGCATGAGCTTTGCTGTTCGACCTGTCGGGCTGACGCCCGCCAACGAGAGTTTCGTCTTCTCGGAGACTGTGAGCGTCGACGTCACGAACTACGACCTGCGCACGCGCGCGGTCGCCGCTGGCTGGGACGGCGCGGCGCCGCTCGCCGCCACTGTCACCATCGCCAGCGGCATCGTGGTGTCGTCCAGCAGTACAAGCACGCACGGCTTCGACTCCGGCGTCACAGCCTACCCTGCCGGGTCCAGCCTGGCGTTGACCAACGCGGGCTACATCCTCGGCATGGGTGGCGCAGGTGGTACCGGCGTCTATCCGCCTACTGGCGGCAGCGCGGGTGGGCCGGCGTTCAGGACCGTCGCCAGCTTGCCGACGACCGTCAACAACACCGGCGGCGTGATTGGCGGTGGCGGTGGCGGTGGCGGTGGCGGATACGCTGCTAGCGTGGGCTGGGGCGGTGGCGGCGGTCGAACTGGGCGTACGGCGGCTGCCGGCGGCGTCGGCAACGCAGGCGGCCGTCAAGGGGGTGATGGGTCGTTTACTTCGGGCGGCGCTGGCGGCTACGGCGGAGCCGGGGGCACCACGGGTGCGGGCGGCGCTGCATCAGGTGAGTATGGTGCCGGGGGTGGCGGCTGGGGGGCGGCTGGGGGTGGCAACGCCACGTGGCCAACAAGCGGGGGTGCGGGTGGTGCGGCTGTCGTGGGCGACGCCTACATCACCTGGATCAACACCGGCACACGGTACGGAGCAATCACGTGAGGGCCCTGGGTTTGAAACACGCCCTGCTGGGCGCCTTGGGAGTCTCGGGGCGCCTGTCGGCGCAGCAGCGCGCGGACATCAGCACCTCCGTCGCGCACACGATACCGAGCATTGGAGCCACCGGAGTGACGACTGTTTTTGGACTCCCGCTTTCGGAGTGGGTGGCAGTGGCCACGCTGGTATTCATCGCCCTGCAAGCGGGGCATTTGATCTGGAAGTGGCGCCGGGCGGCGAGGCGCGCTGCGCCGCCCGACACCGAGGCGGGCGAGCCATGAAGGGCGCGCGCATCACGGTTGCGGCCTTGAGCCTGAGCGCGGCCGGGCTGATCGGCATCGCCGTGTCCGAGGGCTGGGAGCCCGTAGCCAAACCGCCCGTGGCGGGGGATGTGGCCACTGGCGGCTTTGGTAGCACGCGCGGCGAGACCGGACCAATGCGCGCGGGCGAGCGGGTTGACCCGGTGCGCGGCTTGATCCTGCTGCAGCGCGACGCCAGCGAAGCCGAGCGCATCGTGCGCGCGTGCGCGCCGGTGCCGATGTACCAGCACGAGTTCGACGCCTTCGTCGCCCTGGCCTACAACGTGGGCGGTGGCAAGGCCGGCGTGAAGGACGGGTTCTGCGAGCTGAAGCGCGGCGGGCCCTCGACCCTCGTGCGGCGCCTGCTGGCCGGCGACTACGCCGGGGCTTGCGACGCGCTACTGGACTGGGACAAGTTCCACGGCAAACCCCTACGCGGGCTGGCCCTGCGCCGCCAGCGCGAGCGGGCGCGGTGCCTGGGGCAGCGCGACACGGATCAATCAACCCTGCAATAACCACCGGAGCACTACCATGTCCACCGAGATTCTTGCGGCCGGCGTCACCGCCGCCGCCTCTGCCGAGCAATCTGTCAGCGCTGGCATGCTGGCCAAGCTGATCCTGAAGCCGGCCACCGGCGCGACCCTGAGCCCGTATTCGCGGGTGCTGGTCGAGATGAAGACGTCGGCTGGCGAGTGGGTCGGCGTTGGAACGTTGTCGATTCACGGCGTGGGATTCATGCCGCCGTTTCCGGCTGCTGACATCGCTGGGCCGGCGACGTTCCGCGTTCGGCGCGAGTCCCTGAGCGACGCCAGCTATTCTTGTGGCGTCGATCTGGCATGACCATCCTTCACCCCGTCCTGCGCCCGGTGCTTCGGCCCGTGTTGCGCAGCATCTTCGAGCCGCGTGTCGGGGTGTCTGCCGCCGCCGTCCTATTCTCCGCTGGCGAGCAAGGCGCATGGTACGACCCCAGCGACATGAGCACGCTGTTTCAGGACGCCGCAGGGACTACCCCAGTCACTGCGGTAGAGCAGCCAGTCGGCCTGATGCTTGATAAATCAGGGCGGGGTAATCACGCGACGCAAGCCACGACTACGAAGCGGCCTGTGCTGTCGCGGCGGGTGAATTTGCTTCCGAAAACGGTCGGGCAGATCGTCGGCCCCGCCTTTGTGTGCAACCAACACCCTGTGTCTGGTTTGCCTGGCATCGCGGAGCGGACGGAGATAGTTGCAACCGAGGTACCGGCAGCTCCTAGCGTCAATTTTATCGCTCCAGGCGGCCCGCTTGAGTTTGTTGTTTATGCAAACCCAGGCGCAGAGGCTCTGTCATTCCTGTTGAGAAACGCAACAACCTCGACAAATCTGGTGGCCTATGCTGGCTTGAATGCCAGCAGTAACAGCAGCAGCGGCGCTGGCTTTTCGGTACAGAAAATGCCGAATGGGTGGTTCAAGGTCGTTTTAAAACAGAGTACAGGGTTTACTTCCGGTGACAATATTGGGGCTTATCTTGGCAAAACGAGCTCGGCGCCTGCGGGCGCGACGTGGAGCGTTGCAGGTTGCTCCGTTCACATGGAGGTGGACGCCCACCTCCCCTACCAGTGGGTCAACACCGCCACAGACTACGACGCAGACCCTGCGAAGTTCCCCGCGTATTTGCTCTGCGATGGTGTTGATGACTCGATGCAGAGCATCGGCACTATCGACTTGAGTTCGACGAGCAAGGTGATGGCGTGCGCGGGGGTCACGAAGCTCGGTGATGCAGGTTCTGCAGCGGTGTTTGAGCACCCTCAAACATACGGCGGCGTGCCGGATGGAATGGCAATGTGGGCGCCGCTGACTGCGGACCCTAATTATTTCGTCACCATGTCTCCGAGCAGTAATGCTAGTGCCGTCCAGGCGGCACCATCAACCAATGTAGTGACAGGTCTTTATGACCATGGGGGGGCAGGTG